ATATCATTAATTTTATTACAAACAAATTTCCTGAATATCTAAATACTTTTGTAAACTTCAAATATAAAATTCAACAAATTGATTTTTTTCGTTATTTGGCGATTTATTATTATGGAGGGGTTTATTTAGATATAGACATGGAAATTGTGTTACCGTTTGATGATTTAGATTTATACAAATGTATGTTTCCAATTGAATATAAAAATAATAAAAATGAAAATAAAAAAGACATCGGATTGATTGGTAATTATGCTTTTTATTCACCAAGACAACATCCATTTATCAAACATATTATTGATAATATTGTTAATTTTGACTTATCTGAAGAAGATATTGAAAAACACATTTCAAAACATCCAGATGATAAAGAATGGGCTTATGTTTATCATACTACAGGACCGGATTTAGTTACTCGTTGTTATTATTCATATGAAAATAAGAATGATATTATTTTATTAGAACCTGACACATTTGAAGATTGTTGCTTTGGAAAATACGGAAAACATAATTCGTTTGGATACTGGAAAAGTAAAGAAAATGATTTAACTCTTCCACTAACCATTCATTAATGAACGCATAACACTTCTTATTGATAAATTAGCATTTATTGCTATTTGTTTAGACATTGTATTACCATTATTTGTCTGTGTTGCTCTTACAAATTTATAATTAGGAGATGGATTAGATGATGAAAAAATAGGTAGTTGGTCAAATTTATTTCCTTTCAAATAATCACAAATGTCGCGATATAACAACATACAATTTACATTATGACGATTCATACGCATAGCATTAATCAACGCATTTGTAAAAGCACCTACATATTTTTGTCCTTCATTGCTATAAGTATCATCACTTGTTTGGTTATCTTTACAACCACTAAACATATAAATATTCGGATTTTGTATAACAACAATATTATTTTTACTTCTAACATAACCACTCGCGTTTTTATATTCAAATGACCAAGGCAAATCACATATTGTACCGCTATGACAACTATCAAAAGCTAAAATCGCACGACATTTAATATTCTTTATTATATTCAACAATTCATCATCTATAATGAAACCTCGTTGTTGATAATCGCACGGTACTAAAAAACTGTCTAACCCACTGGTTTCATCACCATTATTATCTTGAATTTGAGAACCATGACCACTATAGTGTATCCATATTTCTTCTAAAGTTGAACTTTGAGCTACCAATTGTTTAAGATTATTTATTATATTATCACGTGTTGGTTGGTATTGAGAACGCATTTCATCATCACGTAATGTAACTATATTTGTAATATCATAATCATATGCGTCAATTAACATACCGCGAATACTATTAACATCATCTATACAACCATTTAATCTCACTTCTGGAGCAGAATAGTAGTTAATGCCAATCAATAGTGCTTTTTTCATTTATTTATATATTGTAAAAAGATACAAAAAGATACAAATTTTATAACATATTGTATATAAGAATGGAAATTCCTAAAATAAAAATACCTATGGATGAAATATTTAAGGTTTTTCTATTAGATAGTAATTCTAATATCAAAAAAATTATCGTTTTTTCTGGTAATGATGAACCTAATATTAAAAAAAGTGATTTATTTAGCGATAATGAGTTAAAAGATATTCATAATGATAATCCACAAATTATTTATTCTAATCAATTGGTTCATTACGATGATAGTATCATTAATTTACAAACTAAAATTATTAATGAACTGGGTATAAAATCTGTTTCTTATTCTGAACTCTATATGTTCTCGGTTATAAAAGAAAAAGTCAATTTATTAAATTTTTATAATGAAATTACAAAAAACCAGCAACTCCAGTTTACAAGTGATATGATGAACCAATTAATTATAAATTTGGATATTGATAGAAGTATAATTAATGAAATGTCTTGTAAAGATTATTATGATTATGATGATTTGGTTAAATTAAACATTGAAGATGGAGAACATAGAATAAAAACATCATTAGGACAGCGATTTATCCGTTCAAAAAATTATTTATATTCAGCAAATCCTTTTGATATTATTTCATCTTCTAATTATGTATTTGAGAACAACAATGAAAACCCACTTGTTTCATTTGAATATTCATTGTTATTTAATTATGGTGATTTTATAAATAAAACTATATACTTATGTTACGCAAATGACCTTTATGATTTTGCCATAGAAAATTCTATAAAAGAAAATTATATAACCAAGAATTATTTTCCATTGCTTAGCAATAATTCTATTTTAAATAAGCAACAACTAATAGAAAATAGACAAGATTTATTAAAGCAAAATGACGATTTAAATGTTTTACACCAATTGAATAAGTTTGAAACAATTGATGTTTTTTATAAAATATTTTATAGTAAAACTAGCGAACTCAATTATATTAATAAAGGCATCCAATCTTTTCATATGGTTTTACATCCAGAAACAAAAACCATATTTCCATTAGAAGCTATTTTTAAAAATATTCATGTGTCTTCTTCTATGCCTTATATAAAATATAATCCTGGAGTTCGTCATGAGAACTTGTATAGATTATATTCTACTAAGATATCTAAATCTGGAAAAAAAATACCCTATTTATCAAAATCTACTATAATGAATTTATCCAAACAAACTGGAAAATCAAAACAGATTTCATTTTATATAAAAAATGAAGAAGATGAAGACGAATATTATATTGATTTTGAATATAATGGTAATATTCATATCAAAAGTATTATGAAAAATTCAGTTAACCAAGAACAATTGAATAGAATTATCAAGAAAATATTAAATCCTATTATAGACCATTTGAATGATATATTAGAACAGAATGGTTATAAAATACATAAATTTATTAATTTAAATGCCATGAATATAGAATTTGTAGATATGAAATTAGTTTATTCTATTATTGTTGGTGATAAAAAAATCAATTTAATAGATTATAAAAATTGTTTAACAAGTATCTTTAATATTCCATCATTTGAAAATATATCGGAGGGAACCAATTTAACTTATAAAATTGTTGAAAATTTCAGAGAAATGGATGAGTTGTCGTCTATGATACGTGATATTTATGAAAAAACAGGAAATGAACGCGCCATTGTTATAAATCTCATGGAAAATTTTAAAATAACAGAGAATGAAGCTTTGATAAAAATATCACAGTTTCTCAATGACTTTACCAGAATTCAAGGTAGATTTATTAATAAAGAAACTGATATTGCCGAAACACCTGGTTTTCAAACATTGTTTCAGTTTAAACCATTTGAACGAAAATTTACAATTGAAATAGATAATATATCTTCTATTAAATATATTCATCATATTGATATTTATTTAGATAGTTTCTTACGATTATTTTTGAAACCTGAATCTATTGATATTGGATTGAAATATATTAAAAAAATATGCGCAAAGCCAATACAAGAAATAGAACAAAAATTAAATACTGTTATAGCACCAAAAGAAATTAGAATGCAGCCAATTACTTTTACAAAGAAAGTCTCATTACCTTTGTTTGATAGTGAAGATGAAATTGAAACAAAAGAAAACGAAATAGAACAAACTGAAGGAAATTTCAATATTATTGAAAAGATGGAAGAAGAAGAATCAGATGATGAAGGAATGATATTTGATGACGATGAAGAAGAACCTGAACCAAATGTTGAAATTACTGATAAAATGTTAGCTGAAGCAAATAAAATTCAGGAACAAAAAGATGATGAAGAGGAAGAAGAAGGAATGATATTTTCAGACGATGATGACGATGATGAAAATGAAGAAGAAGATGAAGATAAAAAAAGCGTTGAAATTAGTAAAGGTGGGGAAGGCGAAATATTAGAAGATAAAGATTTGGATGGTAAGATATTCAAAAAAAATGACTTTTTTTTCAAGAAAATGACTTCTTTAGACCGCAAATTATTCGTCATTGAAGAATCAAATGGTTTTACTTCCTATCCAAGACAAGTTCCAACCAATACAAATTTACAACCAGTTATCTTAACAGAAGAAGAAAAAGAAAAAATAGATAGAGAACATCCGAATTCCTATAGTAAAGCAATAAAATACGGCAGTGACCCAGAAAAGCCTTATTATTATATTTGCCCAAGATATTGGTGTTTAAAAACAAATACAAGTATTACAGAAGAAGAAGTAAAGTCGGGTATTTGCGGCAAAGTAATGGAACCCAATTCTGATAATAAACCAATCAAACCGGGCCATTATGTCTATGAATTTACTGACCCCAAATATCATAAAAATGATAAAGGAGAATATGTCCAACATTACCCTGGTTTCATAAACCCGAGTTCTCATCCAGATAATTTATGTTTACCGCGTTGTTATAACAATTGGGATAATCCTTCGCGAAAAAAACGCCGAGAACAATGTTTAAATCCAAAATTAGAAAAAAATGTTGATAAAGATAGTGATATACAAAATACTAATTATATTATTGGCGTAGAACGTGTTACTATTCCACAACAAAGATTTGGATTTTTACCACCTTCTATTGAAACATTTTTTAATATTGACCATAATAAAGTTGTTTCTAAAAACAATTCAGCATTGATAAAAGATAATACACCTATATTATTAAGGTATGGAATAGAACAGAATAAAAATAAATCTTTTATAGGGTGTTTGGCGGATATATATAGCGAATATATGAATATCAATTTATCAACAAAAAAGACGAATGTTCCAAAGATAAAAGAAATGATAGAAATAATTAAAAAATCAATAACATTGGATATGTTTATAAAATATCACAATGGTTCTCTACCATCTATTTTTAAATCAAAAAAGAAAATTGTATTAGACCAAGTTGAATTAGAAGAACATAGCAATACTGATTTTTATAATTCTATTGATTTTAGTAATGAACATCAAGTAGATTTCTTAGAAGATACTGTATTAGCATTCAATAATTTTATGGAATGGCTTAATGATGAAAATTCTATTATTGATTATACTTACTTATGGGACTTTATTACGAATAATAATAGTAAACTATTTGAAAGTGGGTTGAATTTGGTTATATTAAATATTGTAAATAATGATATTACTGATAATATGGAAATTATATGCCCTACAAATCCTTATTCTTCTAAGATGTATGACCCGCGAAAGAATAGTGTTTTTATTTTAAAACGCAATGATGTATTTGAACCCATTTATTTATATGAAATCAATAATAAAACTGTGAATGTTACAAAATTATTCCATGAAGCACGACCAAACAAGAGTATTGTAATTAAAAATATTAAAAGAATATTAAAAATTATACAAAACACAATGACTAATACTTGTTATCCAAAATCAAGTATGCCAAAAGTGTATAAATTTAAAAATAATATTTTAGCATTCAAATTATATTCATTATTGAAAAATATTAATTACAATGTAGTATCACAAATAATGAATTATCAAGGAAAAATTATTGGTTTACTTGCTAGTCAAGAAAATGGTAATGGTGTTTCTATATTTGTTCCTTGTTTCCCTTCTTCCAAATTAGAAGATATAAAGATACAATTTATGGACGATGATATTTGGAAAGATTATAGAACAACGCGTGATGAACTGATAAAATTAAGCGAAGTTAGTGAAAAGAAAATATTTAGTAAACCGAAAATGAAAATAATAGAAGATAATTTGATTGTCGGTATTTTAACAGAAACAAACCAATTTATTAAAGTTGAACCACCCCAAGAAAATATTGAAGAAGATGATTTGGAAATTGTAAATAATTCTGATTATTTAGTGGCTGATAATACTATTATAAACACAAAAGAAGAGGACATTGAAAGGGTTGATATTACTAAAAAAATATTCTTAGAAAGTCAATTCTATAATGCTTTTAGAACTAATATTCGTACTTTATTAAACGACCCTATTAATAAAGAAATTCGCGAAAAATTACTTACTATTATTAATGATTCCAATGATTATTATTTATTAAGGTTGGATAAAATAGAGTATTATTTGCGTAAAATGGCGAAAGGTAATATTGTTTTCACTGATATATCACCTGAAGTATTAAATATGTTAGAAGAAGTATCTACATGTACTACAAATTGTAACGATAAAAAGTATTGTTTAATTGAAGATGAAACATGTAAATTGATGTTGCCAAATAAACATCTATTAAGTAATTATGATAATAAAACAATTTATTTCGGTAGGATGGCGGACGAATTATTACGATATAATCGTATAAAATTATTTATGTTCCAACCAAAAACATATTTGAATTTGGGGAATAATGAATATAAAATAAACAAAGATGAGTTTATAATGCTTCAATCTTTATTGAATAATGAATATTTTGAAAATCTTGTTCCATTTCAACAAAGTGAATATTTAAATAATATTACATTTGAATTAGCCAAACCATCTGTTAGTAACCGTTATGATAATGTAGTACCATTAGATGAACAAGGAATTGAAATAGAAAGTGAAGGAATTATTGATGATTTATCTGTACAATGTATTATTGGAACACGCGAAGTTATTGGTCGCGCCGATGGATTTTGGAAAAATATATTTCCAAGAAATTGTAAAGAAATATTATTTAACAATTCAAATCGTTGTAGTTTCTATGTTTTGATTTATATTTTACAAGAAAAAACGCAAAAGTTATTATCCATTGAAGATTTAAAACGAACTCTTTGGAGTGTCTATAAAAAATACATTGATAAATATAGTGTTAAAATAGAAGACATTTTATATAAACAAGGTAAGAGAGATATTATCAAAAGTATTAAATCAAATGCTATTACGCTAGAAGCATTACTAATGAGTGAGAGTTATTATTTGACCGATTTAGATATTTGGATTTTTGCAAATGAATATAAATTACCTATTATTTTGTTCTCAACAAATCCATTTAAAAATATGGTGCCTGGTGTAAACTGGTTATTGTTAGGTGGATTAGAAAATTACGAAAATAATGAATTTTATTTTATAAGAACACCACATGACGTTGATAATAATATTCCACCGAAATATAACTTGATTAAACCAAAATTGAAATTAAGTGAATTGAAAGGATTTGATAATATGATGGAAAAAGCAATGAATGGTATAGAATATACTGAAAATATAAAAAAATTCTCTACATTTATAGAGGGAAAAATATAATATTTATTATAATATATTAAACACATTTGTATAATATATTATAAAGTTTGTAATAAATTTTATAATATGATTGGATTAGGAAATATAGACACACAATTAAAAATGATGTATGGCAATATTCTTAATATGATTGTTTTTGATAAATTTAAAACAGGTAATACCGCTTATGATACATTGATAACTACTATAATTATTATGACTATTTCATATATCTCCAAATTTATAAATGATAACGTAAGCAATTTTATAGATACAATTAAATCAAGCGAATTTGATTTTATTGGATGGTTTTATAATAAAAATATAGTTGAATATGAAGGAAAAATAGGTTTAACTACAACATATTACGATAATAACTTGAATCAAACCAATTCGTTTAGTGATAGGTTTAAAGCATTATGGTTTTATATAATTGAAAATATAAACAATAATAGAACAATCAATTATATTAAAGAATATTCATTTGATAATTATTCAAAAGGTAATCAAAGAGATATTGGTATTTATATGGTAACACAAAATACTAAGTTTTTAATATCAAAAAAACATCAAATATATGCTTATACCAAAATTACTAATGAAGATAAAGAAGAAGATAAAAATTCCAAAAATACAAATACCAAATCTATAAGTAAACTTGAAAAAATTAGTATACAATTATTTTCTTATAAAAGTGATATCTCTACTATAAAAGAATTTGTTGAAAATATAACTAAAAAATATTTATCTACAATTGAAGATTCACGTGATAACAAAAAATTCATTTATACTTTGACTAAAGCAAAATATGATGAAAACCGTTATGAAAGATGGGATGAACATATATTTTCAAGCACACGCCAATTTAATAATATTTTTTTTGAGGGTAAGGAAAATGTAATAAATAAATTAGATTTCTTTTTGAATAACATAGATTGGTATTTTAAAATAGGAATACCATATTCAGTTGGTATTGGTATGCATGGCCCACCTGGAACCGGTAAAACATCATTAATAAAAGCGATTGCTAATTATACAAACCGACATGTTGTAGTTATATCACTTAAACTCATTAAAACAAAGAAACAATTAGATAGTATATTTTTTGAAGAACGTTATAATATAGATAACAAGAAAGGTAGTATAGGGTTTGATAAAAAAATTATTGTTTTTGAAGATATAGATTGTGTTGGAGATATAGTATTAGACCGTGAAAAAAAGAAAAATAAGAGTTTAACTGGTCTTGGAAAAAAACTTGATTTTCAAGAATTGAACACTAATTCAAAAGTAAATGTTGGAGATATATTAGAAACAATCGTTGCTACAGAAAAAATAACAGATAAAGTGTGTGAATATCCAAAAATATTATTAGAAGACGAACCAATTACATTGGATGATATTTTAAATTTATGGGATGGTATTCGTGAAACGCCTGGTAGAATTATGATTATTTCTTCTAATCATTATAATGAATTAGACCCCGCATTGGTGCGTCCGGGAAGAATAGATTTAACACTTGAATTATCATATGTTTCACATAAAATACTACAAGAAATGTATAAACATTTATTTGACGAAGTTATTGAAATTGAAAATTTAGAAAAAATCAAAGAAAATTTTTATTCACCCGCAGAGATAATCAATATTTATATGAATGAAGAAAGAAACAAAACGCGGTTTATTGAACGATTATGTAATAATGAGCATGTGTAAATATTTCTTGTAAAATACATTATCAGCAATATATTGAAAAAAAAAATAACTTATTATTTTTCATAACAAGTTATTTGTAAAATATAAAATATAAAATCCACTATCTAAAATCCAATATCATACCCATCATTATCATTACATTCGCCAATATCTTCACTTTTAATTGCTGATAAATTATTGCGAATTTCTATTTTATTCTTAGCACATATATCTGTGTTATCTTCCATATTTCCAAATAATTTTTCAATTTCATCTTTATCTTCTTTTCTTTCTACTTCAATATCTTCCATATTTTCCATTTCTTTCATATCCAAAACTAAATTGAAAGAACCTGTTCCAAAATAACCGTGTTGACCCATCATAACACTTGCTGATACACCACGCATATGGTCAAAGTCAGCATGTCTTGACGCATTCAATAATACTTCTGTATGAACTTCAAATGTTGATTTTGAAATAGGACCAATATCATCATTTAAAATACCTGAACGGAATATTGATACTAAATTAATAGTTGAACACATGCGGTCACATAATAAACTCAAGTGATGATAGTTAATATTTACATCACTGAACTCCATGACTTCTGTAAATTCATTATAAATAATTTGTCTTGCTGCTTCTATACCTAATACATTAAATATTTCTTTAATATCATTGCCATATGTTCGTTTATTATCAATAAAATCAAGCGATAATACTTCTAATAAATTTGTACCAGTTGTATCCAATATCCATGTATCTTTGGATGAATATTTACCTTCATTAAATACTAATTGATTTTGTAGTTTTCTTGGAATAACATTTTCTATTCCTTGAATACCACGTAATACAATATTATTCAATATTGTATCTTGAAAATTTCTTAATAAGTAAATATCATCAGATTGGTCTAATGTTTCTGGTGTGCCTTTTGTCTTTTTATTTTTATTAAATACATTACTATTTAAACGAATTCTAAAAACCAAATTATTTGAGTTATAATCAGAATATACACATGATATATCGCCATCATAACTATTTGTTATAGCAAAATGTATATCATCCATTGTAATATTTTTATCTAATAATACTTCGGCATCTAACTCCATACGAACTATCCATTTTGATTTTTGTGAATTACTTTGGTTTCTATCTACTTCCATACATTCATCCACTAAATTTTCAAATTCATAATATTGTTCCATTAATAATCTGTCTTCTGTAATCAATGTAGATTTATCATTTGGGTCAAAACATATTTGGAAAGATTTGATTACATCTACTAATCTTGTATGTTCTAACATATTCGCATATGTAGTTGCTTTGTCTTGTTCTTCTTCATCTAATGCTTTTAAATGAACTGTTAATGATGGATTTTTTGGATTTTTTGTTAATCTTAAAATCTCTTCAATTCTTGGCACACCACGAGTAACATTGGATTTTGCTGCAACCCCGGACAAGTGAAATGTATCACGACAGCATATTCCATTATAACAATCAAAGTTTCGTGTATCTTCTACAGTTAAGTCATATGCATAATTTGTAGTATTTTGAACTTCTTCAATTGATACAATTTTATCAAACAATAAATCTGGCATTGAACTACTGCGGGGTTCCATAACAACTTCACCATTTACTAAATTTGGAACTGTCAAATATTCTTTACTATAATCATACATAAATGATTGATTTAACAAGCTTTCAATAAGTTGTTGTTTTCCTTTTATTGGTAAATTCAATAATTCAGCAAGTTTTTGGGATTGCTTATTTTTGATTTGAAGTATATAATGTTGCTTGATATTTTTGCTTCCTCTATTATTAGTTTCAACCTTATTTGGTTTTTGAATATTTGCAACAATGCCGATATTTTTTAACATAACCATTATATCTGTAAGCATTTTTAAAGATACTGAAGTAATATCAATTGAAACCGGATTTTTACTATAACTTGAACGAGCTATACAACCATCACCAGCAATATAAGCATCCAAAAATCCCATTATACATTCAGGGTTTGAAAATATAATCTTTTCCGAAACAAATTTATTGTGACTTAGTTTTCCACAAAGTAATTCCAAAATATTACATAATACTGTATTATAAATACGAATATCTTGACTTGTCCATCCTTTTTCAATCTTATCTGTAACTTTATAAACTTTTGTAGTAATATTGAAGTTTTGGCATAATCTTTCAATTGGTTTCAAATATTCGTCATCATTATTCGCAATAGATATTTGATGTTTGGTCATACACCCTTCCGCGCAATAAGCACCAATTAAGTAACCGAAATCATAATCTAATTTTATTTTTTCTGGAACTTTATATTCACATTTGTTTGTTAATTTCATATAAACACAATTGTTATCAATATTTTTATTTGATTTTGTTAATGATACAAATGAATCGCTTCTTGAATGAGGTAATATGAATGTCTTACCTGAATGTTTATTCCACCAATGATGTTCATTCATTACATTTTTTGCTTTGGCATATTCGCTGCCATATAGATATGTATCTGGTGATAATATTTCTTTAAGGTCTAATTCATATTTGTATTCAAATTCTAATTCTTTTTTAGAAACTGGTAAGTAATCACCGACTTTTAATTCACTTCCATTTACGCCGACAATTTTACCATCAACTAATTGTAAGAACGATTTCGCCTTTGTAGCAATTATTTCACGACATCCTTTTGTTGTAACTTTTAACATTGTATTAGTTCCATCTTCATTTATTACTGGATGTTGAGTAACTGCTTCAATACGACGCCATACTGTTTCGCCTTTTTCATTTGCTGATGGTATTTCGTAATATTCGGTTTCATTAGATAGTTCAGCATAAGTTGTATCCTTATCAGCCATATAATCAATTTTAGAAGATTTTGATACTTGTTCCTTTATAAAATCACCAATTTGAACCTTTTTAATTTCTTTTTTAGAATTACGAGTAACAATTTCAGTTTCATAAGTAACTGAATTCAAAGTGAGCTGTGTAGTTGGTTCACCAATGGATTGACCCGCAATTACACCTACCATTTCTCCGGGATGAACAATTGCTTCTTTGTATTTTAATAGGATTGTTTCTAATAATAATATCAAAGCTTTGCGATGAAATCTTTTATTACATAGTAAATCCTTTGGTGTTAAATAGAAATGATATAATACTTCAAATAATGGTGTTGGTTGAACAAATGTTAATAATTTTAATTTATCAAAATATTCTTCAATTAATGAAAACGCTTCTAATGGCGTAATGTCTACGATAGAATTTGAGTTCAATCCTAATTGACCTTGAATATTTGCTATAATATTTTGAAATGCTACTGGAACTTTCACTGAATTTTCATTTTTATATTTGAATATACCCTTTACAATATCATTTCTAGCATTTATCATTTTATCAATATATCTGTGACATTTTGCTTTTGTTTCAGAACGCTGTTTCTTTATTCTCGTTACAGTGCCTTTTGAATAAATATTAATTGTTTTTGTATTTTCATCGTTAATTCCAACAATATCGTAATGTACATATAAATCTTCAATACTCATTCCAACCAATGGAATAATTTGATTTTCTACACGGGTTGAATCAAACCCATCATCACCATAAGCAAACTGAATAATTTTACTTTTATTGTTTCTAACGGTCATATCATATTCTACTTTCAAATCTTCAAGACCTTTAATTAATCTTCGCTGTATATAACCAGTTTGGGATGTATCGCGAACTTGTAGACCATTGGCTAAACCGAAATTCAACGTTGAAGGAATAGTTAAATCGTAAACTTTTGGGTATTTTTCAACGCCAAGAATATTGATTTCAGTAATTTTGTCTAATATAACATTATTATAAGTATCAAAATTCATATGTTTTTTATTATTCCATTTTTTAGTTTTTAATTTATGATTTTTATTTTCTTCAATAAATGATATTTGTTGAGCAAATTTATATGCCCAATGAGCGCTTATTGTAAAACGATAAGTTGGTTTTATGTTTTTAGTATTCAAATTATTTTTCTTCATTTGAACCTTGGATATTCTACCAAATATACCTAATCTGGAACATAATATAGAAATTCCTTCTATTAATCTACTTGAAGCACTGCCTACATCAATTGAATTCTTACTAATATAACCGTCTCCTGAATAATAACCATTTAATAAACCGATTATGAATTCATTTGAAGCAGTAAACGCTTCTGTATGAACGAATTTATTTTCCGCTTTATGACCGACTAATTTTAATAAGAATTTTGATAATACTGATGAAGTTCCTGTTATACTTGTTGTTAACCCGCCAATTTTATTTATTTTTGATTTTTCATTGTAAGAAATATTATGTTTATCAAACCATGATTTAACAAAAGAACGAACATTGTCATTGTTATTTGTAATAGTAATATGACTATTGTTACTATGTCCTTCTGCTAAATAAAGTCCTAAAAATATACCATTTTCTTCGTTTAATGCGAATTTTTCTGGAATAAACGCATCTTTACGATATGCGTGATATGGATAAACATAACCATCTTTTACATTTTCAATATTTGACCTTACTGACGCACGTTGTAATGATGATTTTTTATTATAAGGTAATGTGA